TGATGTGTACAGCACCAGCGTGGGCGCAAGGCCTGCCACTCGATGCTGAAGTTGAAACTATGAAAAGGTATGGCAAATGAACTTTCTTGAATTCCTAACGTCCCTTGCACCCGAGGGCGAGACAGCGCTAATCGTGCGTCAAAAACCCCAACTAAAAGACGGCGAGATGCAGTTCCATGCAGATGGCGCAATCAAATGCACATGGCCTGCTATGTTACCCACCGCACGCATCAAAGACGATTGGGCAATCTACGGCAACACCGCCAGCTTTATTATTGACCGCTTTAAAGATGGCCATGTGTCGGCCTCCGCCGCCAACTGCGAGTATGTGCTTGTCATGGTGCTTGATGACGTGGGGACTAAGGCCAAGATTCCACCGCTTGAACCGACTTGGAAAATTGAAACGTCTGAGGGATCATTTCAGTGGGGTTACGTCTTTTCTGAGCAGCCTACTAAAGCTGATTTCAGCGCGGCCATCAAGGCGATTGCCGATGCAGGCTACACCGATGCTGGCGCTATTAACGCCGTGCGTAACTTCCGCCTGCCTGGCTCGATTAACTTGAAGCCCGGCCGTGAGAGTTTTGCCGCTAAATTAGTCGAGTTTGTGCCTGCCCGTGAGTTCACTTTGCATGAAATTTGCCAAGCGCTTGACGTGACGCCCGCGCCTGCTGACTCTGTTGGCGTGCGCCCGATCCGTCTATCAGATGACGGCGCAGATGATGTGATGGCGTGGCTGTCTAGCCAAGGCCTGCTATTGTCCAAGCCTAATCAAGAGGGCTGGGCTGGCGTGATCTGCCCTAACTCCGGTGAGCATAGCGATGGCAACCCCGAAGGCCGTTACATGCCCGCCAACCGCGCTTATTGTTGCCTGCACAGTCATTGCCTTGAATTTGACTCTGGCGTGTTCTTAAAATGGGTGGCCGAAAATGGTGGCCCCAAACATGCCCCAGGCTTACGTGATGAGCTACTAACGTTTGCCATGGACGCGGCGCTGGCCAAATTAAAACCCAGTGACATGTTCACCGATGACGCCGCCGCGATCATTGCCGAGGTCGAGCGCAAAGAGCTTGGCCGTGTCGAAAAAGCGCAGTGGTATGAGCGCTTCGCATACATTCAAGACGACGAGTCTTATTTTGACATGCAAGACCGCCGTGAGATCTCACGCCAGACATTTAACGCGCTGTTCCGTCATATACCCTGCAAGTCTATACATGGTAAAAACCCTAAGATTGAGGCGTCAGTGTGTTTTGATGAGAACCGTCAAAAGCATGGCGCGAAGGCCTTGGTCGGCATTACCTATGCAGCCGGTGAGTCGGTCATTGTGGCCCGTGATGGCGATTTATATGGCAATCGCTGGCGTGATGCCCGCCCTGCCGTGGGCGCTGGTGACGTGTCCCCGTGGATGGATCACTGCAAAACGCTAGTGCCTGACTCGCGTGAGCTGGATCATATTTTGAACGTCATGGCTTTTAAACTGCAACACCCTGAAATTAAGATCAATCACGCCGTGCTGCATGGTGGTGACCAGGGTTCAGGCAAAGACACCATGTGGGCGCCGTTCATTTGGGCCGTTTGTGGCCCGCATTTAAAGAACCGTGGCCTGCTGGACAATGACACTATGAGCAGTCAATTTGGTTATGCCTTAGAGTCTGAAATTCTGATTCTGAATGAGTTAAAAGAACCTGACGCAAAAGAGCGCCGCGCGCTGGCCAATAAACTCAAGCCTATCATTGCCGCGCCGCCTGAAATGCTGACAGTGAACCGTAAGGGCCTGCACCCCTATCAGATGGCCAACCGCGTTTTTGTGCTGGCATTCTCTAATGACCCCGTGCCAATTAGTTTAGATTCTCAAGATCGCCGGTGGATGTGCATTTGGTCGCATGCCCCCCGCATGGCCGCTGACGCCGCCGCCAAAATGTGGGCATGGTATAAGGCTGGTGGCTTTGCTGCCGTGGGCGCTTGGTTAAAAGCCCGTGACGTGTCCGCGTTTAATCCTGGTGCTGCGCCCATGATGACAGAATTTAAATTAAACCTGGTCGAGCATGGCATGAGCATGGCTGAATCGTACCTGGTGGAATTGATGCGGAACCGTTTAGGTGAGTTTTCGAAGGGCGTGGTGGCATCTCCCTTCCATGCGCTTTGTGACCGCGTGGCTGGCGCCGCTCCGGCTGGCGTGAAGGTTCCCCAGCCTGCATTGTTGCACGCGCTTAAAGAAGCCGGGTGGCTGGATCTTGGCCGCGTGGCGTCAGGTGATTGCCCCAGTAAAAAGCATTTATTTTGCGCGCCTGACATGGTGGGCGTGAGTAAATCAACGCTGCGCCGCATGGTGGAAGACCTACCGGCGCCGCTGGCCGTGCGCCTGGTTAAATAAAAAAAGGCCCCAGTAATGGGGCCTTAAAGGTTTTGGCAACTGCTACAAATCTAAAAGAATCGCAAGCAGCGCCGCCAGTATAACAGCGATCAATAAAATCATCGCATCATGGCCTCCATCGCGCCCCGGTGCATAAGGCGCCGGGCCTCGGGTCCTTCGGCCATGGCCATGCGATATTCGTGCTCTGATACTTTCCCCAGCTCATGTTGATAACCCAGGTCGATATAGTAGTGGTCCGCATAAGTGAGCGGCGCCCATGGTGCGATGATCTCGCGCATCAGTGGGTGTAAATTATCCTTCGTTTTCATATAAATCCTCTCCGGTGTAGTAAGTGGTCGGCGCTTCGCTTAAATTCTCATAAAACCCGGTGAGGGTATTTTCGCCACCATAGGGCGCGCCCTTACCCTGGTGGCCCTTGCCACTATTGAGCGCGTAGTAACGCTCTACATAGTCCGCCGTGGAATAAAAGTAAGTAGGAAAGTATCGGCGCTCTGGCCCCTTACTTTTTACAATTTTGTGCTTACCGGTGCATTTAGCATGCTCTGCGAAAATATCGCGCGCGTCGTTTATTTTGTAGGCCGTGCGGCCAATGGTTACGGTTTTCATTTTTAACAATCCCAATCTTCGGTTGATAATTTAATGTTGCAAAAATCCTTGTGCGCGTCGTTGACGTGGCCGCGAATTAAATTACAAATACTTTCAATCAACTTATGATCCACCGTGTCGTTGATAGTTAACGTCGCGAACGGTTCGGCGTCTATACCTTCTGGCGTGAATGCATTTCCCCGGTGAAACGTCACCGTCGTTTTGTCATAATGAGTCATTGTTTACCTTTCAAATAGTGCAACATCCGCAGCATGGCGCATCGATGCACCGGCCGCGCGGGTTTCGGTAGAACGTGCTGGCGCCGTTTTCACCGTAGAAAATAACGCGCGTATCGCCTGGTTCTGTTAACCATGCGCGGCGCGTTACCGTGTCAAATTTAATATCATCACCAGGGTTTATTTTGGCGCCGCTCTGGCTGCAGTGGCCGGGGAATTTTGCTCGCATGGTTTTAATAGTCATACACTACCCCATTAGCTAAAATTTTGGTTAAATTGGCCGCCGGTACATACCGGACCGTGCCGCCGTTTTCATGCAATACAAACGTATTGCCAAAATCAACGGCCACTACCGGACCGTCAACGGCCACCACCACGCCGCGCGCGTCGGCCGTGGTTTTATCGTGCCCCAGCCGGCGCACCACGGCGCGCGCGAATGCTACTTTATCGTTTACGGAAAATTTCATTTTGTGCCCCTTAAAGAATTAATAATTTTTGCCAAATAGGTTTTTGTGGGCTCCACGCATGGCGCCAGTACATACCGGCCGGAAAAGTTGGACCCGGTCCAACGGTCCGCGTGTTCGAACACAAAATCATCAAACCCCAGCGCGCGCCGGACCCCCAGCGCGTTAGTGTTGAAATGCTTTGCAACATCGGCCACAAATACATGTCGACCGGTGGCCAAATAAGCGCTCAGAACGTGTTCGCGTATTTGTTCGGTTTTCATGCTGCTAACCTTAAATTAATGACACGGTGGCGCGAGCCATGCGCCGGAAATCCTACAATGGCCGAACGCTGGCGCTGGCACAATTGGCACGTCGCGCAGCTCACGTCGTCGCGCTGGGTGGCCGGGCATACAATGACGGTGCGGCCAGCTAGAGTTTTTGTATTTTCGTTTTGAGTTGACGGTAGAACGACGACGACCGGCCCGGCATTTTGGCTGGCCAAATAATCGGCGTCGTTTAAATCATTCGCGGACAAATTGACGGTAAACCCCCAAGCATTCGCATGGCGGATCCAATTGATTGATTCGGCGTCACGATGATGCGAATACGTAAACCCGCGTTTACCGGTATTCGCGGCCACCAGCTGGCCTAATTTGACGGCGTCAATTGTGCCGTTTTGTTGCGGTAGGTCCCCAGCCTGGTTATGACGCCATAATTGGCCAGCCGGTAGCGCTTCAATTGATTTTGTAAATTCTGGCCATGATGCGCCGCGCTTTTTATCGCTCACGGCATTCCAATGAAGCGCCAGCGGACCACTGGCCGCGTAGCATTCACCGCGCATGCTGCAGTCACTGGGGCAGCTGTCGCGTTCTGTAGTTGAAACCGGTATCGGGCCGGTTTTGACGTTCGCGCTTTTGAGGGTCAAATGTACTTGCATGTTATTTCACCAGTACGTCAAAATAAGCGAGAGCGCCAATTGTCAACGCGGCCGCGATAATCACGGCAGCCAGTAGATCTAAAAAGAATGCTTTTTTCATGTTGATTTGCCTTTAGTTTAGTTTAGGTTTTACCGGTTTTCTAGGCCAGTGTAGCTATTGTAAAACAATTCTTTGCATTGTCAACAACTATTTTGCAAAGTTGACTAAACCGTAGGGGTTTAGGTCATTTGGGTCACGAAAAGGCCATGCGTTTTAAAACAATGACCTAAGCGCCAGCCAGCATGCACGCTCACAATTTGAGGGTTTTAGGTCATTTGGGTCATTGATTCTAATTAATAAAATATAAGTTTTTGATATAATGGTTAATACCTATAAAGCATGTCACGCTAAGTTGACACGTCTCCGGCCACCAATTTTTGCACGATGACAATTTGACCCAAATGACCCAAAGCCCAAAACTCAAAACGCGCGCCAGCGTCAGTTTTTAGGTCACTTAGGTCATGCAAAAAACAATGACCCAAATGACCCAAACCATGGCCATGCTGGCGCCAGCCATGCGACATAAAAACAATGACCCAAATGACCCAAATGACCCAACGACATGTGGCATAGGGTAAACCCTAATAGGATTCGGCTTGAGGGGAGGGGGTAGGGCCGACGGCAAAGGGCCAACAAAAACGGATGGGTCACAAACAATTTTTTTTATTGCACACAACTTATCGCCCCAAGTTTTTAATTTTTTATTTTTTGTTGTAAACTCACAGCCACGTGCAAACTGCATGGAGAACACATGTTCCATTCGATTCCATTTACACCGCGCAAGGTTGAAGCGACAGAATCGCGCTTAAAAGCGGTATATGACGCCGCAAGGCTAGGCCTCAAAGGCGACGCGCTTGCGTTGGCCGCAGGCATGTTGCCTACCGAGTACCGGCAGCTTACGCAGCTTGACCCCGTGGTTGAGATTGCCGCGCAAAAAGGCAAAGCTGACGGCGAGATAGAACTGTCCCGCGTCATGCACCAAGCCGCGTTAAACGGCGACTCCAAGGCAGCGTTAGAAATCCTGAAACATCAACACGGCTGGGTGGCCAAGCAAGCCATATCTGTCGAAGTCGATCAGCGCATTTCAATCACTGGCGCGCTGGCCGAAGCGCAAAAAAGAACGCTAGAAATCATAGACGTTACCCCTACTGAGGTTTTAGAATATAGTTCAGAACCTTCGAGGACTTATAATGGCCGAACCGACTAACGCTCTTGCCCCGCAAATGACTGGCGTCAATCGCCTAATAGATTGGGCCGCACAAAAAGTGCGACCCGATTTGTTTCCCACGTCTGCACGGACGTTTCTTGAAACTGTGCAAGGCAAACGCGACCCAATCACAGAGTCTAATTTCTCGCCTGCTGAGTTAGATATATTGCGCCAGCTAATTGAGTCAACCGGCGGGCGCGGCCATGTGCAGTACGACGACTACACTAACTTTATGAAGCGGCAACAGCAAGAGAAGGGGGCTATCCCCGCGTCAATAGCGCCTAATATTCTTTCTATGTTAGACCCCATCGGTAACGTACAGACTACGCTAGGTAGATTTACTTACGCACGCGACCCCAACGGTAATCTAATTGTGACTGACAACTACGACTTCAACCCCATACGATCTATGTCAGGCGCATACGGCGCACTACGCAACTACGCAACTGAAAAAGTGCCGCCTGGCACCGGCAGGCCAGTTAATGTCAACTTAGGGAAGTAATGCAATCGACCATATACAGCGCTGAAGACGAACAAGAACTGATGGCCAGATTGTGGGCGCCAGCGATCAAGGACAACCCATTGGCGTTTGTGATGTTTGCGTTTCCTTGGGGTCAGCCTGGCACACCGCTGGAACATTTCAAAGGCCCACGCAAATGGCAACGCGAAGTATTGCAAAGTGTCGGCGACCACATTAAGCAGAATCAAGGCAAAGTAGACTTTGACACCCTGCGACATGCCGTGTCATCTGGCCGTGGTATTGGCAAGTCGGCGTTGGTTAGCTGGATTACGATTTGGATGTTGTCTACCCGCATCGGCTCAACGACCATTATTTCCGCCAACAGTGAATCACAGTTGCGCTCTGTCACATGGGCCGAGATAACCAAGTGGATAGCAATGTCACTTAACAGTCACTGGTTTGAGGTGAGCGCCACTAGACTGATGCCCGCTAAATGGTTGACTGAGCTAGTCGAGCGCGACTTAAAGAAAGGCACGCGCTACTGGGGCGTCGAGGGACGGCTGTGGTCAGCAGAGAATCCTGATGCGTACGCTGGCGTACACAACTACGACGGCGTGTTGGTGGTGTTCGACGAGGCGTCTGGTATCGACGACAGCATCTGGGCGGTGACTTCTGGCTTCTTTACTGAGAACACGCCTAACCGTTTCTGGATGGCGTTCTCTAACCCGCGGCGCAACACTGGGTACTTCTACGAAGCGTTTAATTCAAAGCGCGAGTTCTGGACTACAAAAGTAGTAGACGCCCGAACGGTCGAGGGAACGGACAAACAGGTCTACCAGCAGATCATCGACGAGTACGGCGCTGACTCATCACAGG